GCCTCGCCGAGTATGGCTGTGTAGCCAGTCCATGCTTTCGCGCCCGATTCGGTTAGGGCGAAGTCTCCCCCACCGGTGTCGGTGATTGGCCCGTTTGGCATCGGCGTCATGCCGTTCATGGAGTTGGAGACGCCCTGCAGCAAGTTCAGCAGATGCTTGGCGGGGTTGAGTACGTCAACGAACACGAACTTCAGACCGTCGCCGAACGGCCCTAGGTCAAGGCCTAGGTCACCGATGGCCTTGTTGAGTTTCGTAACGCCACCGACGATGTCGCCGAGTTGTGCAAAGGAATCGCCTAACGCGCCACCGACCGCCTCTAGCGCTGGCTCTAGGTCTTCCATCGTTTGCATGAGTTTGTCGGTTGTTCCGGCTGCGTCGGTGAACGAGGTCATGAAGCCGCGCCCAAATGCCTCCTGCAACTCACCGGCGCCGACACCGAGTCGCTCGACTTGTCCTGCGTAGGTGTTGGCGGCTGTTGCGGCCTGACCGCTGAACGTTGACGACAGTTTCGCCGTGATGGCTTCCATGTCGCCGGTCTTCAGCAGCGCCTTGTCTAGGCCGGCACCAAGTCGGGACAGGCCCTCAACGTTGCCGTCGTAAGCCCTGCCGAGGGCTTGCACGACAGCGTCAAGGCTTTTTCCTGTGCCGGCACTTACGTCCATTGCAAGAGCTAGTGCCTCGTTGGCGCCTGCCGTGTCACCGATGCTCCGCACAAGCCTGTCAAAGGCTGGCCTTAGTTCGTCGTCAGCGACACCGAACTGGCGCTGCATAGCGTCAATGTTGGCCTCGACCGCTGTCGTGTCCATCGACAGCCCGAGGTTGTCCATCGTCGTGGAAAGTTTCGCGGCGGCCGCCTCGTCGTCAAGGAACGCCTGGACACCGTCCTTGCCGAACTGCACGGCAGCGTAGGCGGCCGCAGCACCGGCGGCCATTAGTGCGGGCCCGACCATCGAAGTGAGGTGATTGGAGAACTTATTTACAGCGCCGCCGAAGCCCTGCATTTCGCGCTCTGCGCGGTTCACTGGTCCCGTGAACTTCTTTAGGTCGGCCGCTAGGTAGACGGTCAGCGTCTTGCTCATGGCGTCGTGCGCCACTTCGACACGATGCGGTCGACCGCCTGTCCCCACTCCCGTATGGCCTGCGGCTGGTACGGGCGCACTTGGCTGATCCAGTTTGTGCCGTCACCGAATGCCGCGGCTTTTTTGCCGGCGCGGCCTCGAGTGCCGGCGTCCGCTGGGTAGCGCACCATGATGGACGAGGCGCCGCCGCTGAACGCTTTCTTGGCTAACCCGATGCTGACCGCCGGCAAACGGTCCCGTTTTGCCCGGACGCTAGCGGCGATCTTGTCGCCCCACGGGCCGCCGTACGACGAGGCGGCGTCCTTCCACGCTGGCACCATGTGCCGGTCAGCGATAACGAGAGATGCCTCCCGCAGCTCTTTGCTGGCCTCTTTCGGCAGGTTGCGGAAAGCACGGAGTACCTCATTAAGTCCGGTGACATAGGCGTCAATCGTTCTCGCCACTGGACAACTCCTCAATGATCGTTGCGAGCAGTGCTGGTTCGTACTGTTTCACTTCGTGTACAGGCCGCCCAATGCGTAGCGCGACCTGGACGATTAGTCGTCGGACGCTTCCGACTGGGTAGGGTCCACCGGCCCGACCACCTCGACCTGAACACGGTGTTCCCGTGCCCATTTCTTGATGACGTCAAGGTTGGCTGGGTTCGGGTCGACCAGTTGGCAGTAGGCAATGGTCAGTTGCATTGGTGCCAAGGTGAGTTTCTTCCCAGCCTTGTCAGCTAGGTCGTTGTAGTGCCAGATGTCCACCGTGATGGGTTCGACCACTGTGGGAGTGGTCGCACCGTCGAGGTACACGTTCAGGTTGTCGTACATGGCTCCCCCGTTTTATCAGGTGACGACGAGATCGCCAGTAATGCTCGTTGTGCAGGTGGCCACCCCCGCAGCGTCGAACGTCGTGTCAACCGACTCGACGAACCCTGCCGCGAACGTCCACGTTGAGCCGGCAGCGACCTCACAAGCAAGACCAGTGCCAGCGTCGCAGGCGACCTGAAGCGCGTCGAACAATCCTGACGCGCCGTCGTACAGGAACGTCAGCGTAAGCGCGCCGATGAGGTCGGTTTGCGTGAACGCGTTAGCGGGGCCGAGGGTCCGGGTGCGCATAATGGTTGAGGTCGTCGTAATCGTTCCGGTGGTGACTTGCTCGGAGTAAAGCACCGCGCCTGCCTCGACTGTGAAGGTGGCGCCAGCGATTCCAACAGCGGGCATCAGGGGCTCTCTTTCATGAGTAGATAGACATTTATTTCGGTTGTGATGATGACACCTTGAGCGCCGATGTCGGTAAGGCTTGGCGCGCTGACGTCCGTCAGGATTGCTTCGGCTGGCAGCGCGCCGAGGATGACGTCTACGGCGTCCTCGGTGTCGAGGCTGGCGGCGTCATTCTTTCGTGGGGATATTGCGACGATGATTTTCCAGCTAACCCGGTAGTTCAGTTTCGACCCTGTGGTGCTGGGTGTCAGCCAGGGCGACAGCGGCACAATCGTCACCGACGGCGTCGTGGGAACCGCTGGCGGTGTTGAGTACACCCGGTAGCCATTCCCTGACAATGCAGTGACGAGCAAGCCCCGGGCCTCGGTAGTGAGTGCTGTCATCCGACTAACCCACCGGTATCGAGGTACGGGGCAAGGATGCCCTGCACTCTGCGCGTGATCCACACCGACAGGCGGTACGGCCCGGGCGTCATGTCGACGCTTACGGCCTGACCGCCTGCTGCTGTGCGAGCCTGAAACATCTCGACCGCTACCGCCAAGGCCGCTTCCTTGCACAACGGCGGCTCGGCTGTTGCAGCGGTTGTCGTGATGATGGAAACGACCAGGTCACTGGCTGCCTCGGCGACTTGGTCAAGGACGTCGTCGTCGGGCGCGGCGTAGTCAATTTCTAGCGCGTCGGCTAGTTCCTGACCGTCCACCAGTGCCATGGTCGTTTCCTCTCAGCAATCGAGGGACATGATGCCTAGATGACTTCCAGGCTGATGATGCCAGCGGCTGAAATAATCATGTCAGCGCCGTAACCGTAGATCGCTACGTCACGGCCCAGCTGCGCCACGTTGTCGGCCTGAGCGAATCGGGGGCCGTCCTCGATCCACTTACCGGCGTCGCCGTTGGACACGATGATCTGGTTGCCGGTCAGGGCGCGGTCATGAATGACTGGCAGCCCGGACACGGTGACACCGAGGGTGCCGGCCGTCGCCGTACCGGATACGTTCTGGACACCGTACGGTGCCGGGAGGAACGTCGACCACCCGCCGATTTGCTTGAACACCGCAGACGACACGAGGACGAACTGCGCCGGCATTCCCGTCGCTGACTGGACGTCGACGGACGCACCGAATACGGCTTCACGGAACCCGGAACCGTCCGTGTCCGCAGAGATGTCGTACGCCACCGCGGTAGATGCATCAGTGACGGCTGCGACGAACGCAATGTTCGACACCTGAATGTACGAATTAACCATGATGCGCGAATGAGCATCAACGTACGACGGGCTCGAGCGCTGCAACAGCTGAAACGAGATGTCCGACCCAGCTGCGTACGTCTTCAGCGTCGCGGTCCCCTTCAGGATGCTGATCGCAATTGAGTTGACTTCGTCCTTCTCGTCAACCTGCTCCGCGACGATGTCAGCCAGGTCACCACTCCAGTAGGGCCAGTTGAACGTGGTACCGGACGTTCCGGCCGACATCGTTCCAAATGCCGTGATCGTTGGTCGCCCAAGGTCGAACAGCCCTTGCACGATGGTGGACCAGTTCGGTGGGAGGACGCCCAGGTTATCGCCCGTCACCTGGTCGTACAGGGCGCGCTGCTCAATCTCGCCGTTGATGATCGCTAGGCGGTACTCGCCGAGGGAGCGGTACGCCGCGAGGGGGTGAGCCTCGGCGACGGTCGCTCTTGCGTAGGTTGCAATTTCGCGCCGCACTTCGGCGATGGCCTCACGGGCCTCGATGTCGACGAGTACCGCCGTGGCGGTCTCCTCCACGGTGGTTTCGGACATGTCATCCTCTCTTATTTGGGAAATGCCTGCCGTTGGGTAGGCAGGCTGGTGAGTCAATGAAACTTCAGCGATGACAGCAGCCGCGTACTGCACGGCGTCCTTCGCGCGGTTCCACACCATTTTCGTGGGGTTGAACCCGACGCTCAGGCCGGTGCTGCTGCCCGTCCTGATGAGGGTGGCACCGTCACGGCCGAGGGCGGTGTTCGCAATGCTGAAGTCGATGTAGAGCCCGTCGGCCTCACTGGTCGCGCCGGTGATGACGCCTATCGGCTCGTTGTGCCTATAGGCCAATGGGCGGCCGACCACGGTGGCAGGGTCGATGCTGTTGGGCGCGAACGACTCCCGCACACCGCCGACCTCAATTTGCACGTTGTATGGGACGGCGCGGCCGTAACCCGTCGCGATGACGTCGCCAGTTGCCTGGTCCTCGCGCATCTGGAGGACGATGTCAGCTGCGCCAATCGAGGTAGTTTTCATACGGCTATCCCATCTAGTACGCCCGTCGGGGTGATGCCCAACGTGTTGATGTCAATAACGGTCCGCGCCTCGTCAGCGGTCAGGACACCGAGAGGCACCAGCTGCGCCACGAGTGCGCCCAGGTCGGACGCGTTGCCGGCAAGGAACGTAGACGTATCGAATTTCACGGTGTGGCCGCGCGGAGTAATGTCCGGCATCGACAGGCGTCCCGTAATCATGTCCATCACTGGACGTAGCGACATGTCCAGCAACTGCCGGTATAGGTCGACTCGGTTTCCGTAGGTGAGGCTGGTGCCGCTGACCGATGCGCCAATCCACACCGGGTCGAGGTTCGCCATGCGTGCGACCTGGACGGCTGATTCCTGCCGAGCCTCGACCAGGGCGAGGTCGCGCGCTGACCAGCCCATGCCCTTGGCGTCGATGGTGCTGTTGAGGTACGCACTAGCTCGATTCGTTCTGGCTTCCTCCCACGCCTCGAGCAGGTCCTGCACTTGGGATGCTGGCAGGTCCGCGCCGGTGTTCTTCAGCACCACCGTAGGCATCGGGTACTCGGAGTAGTTGAGGGTGGCGGCCTCGAGGGCGGCGGCGGTGTTGATGACGGTCCCGCCGGTGGTGAGCCAACCGCCGGTCCCGTCGCCGTAGAACTTGATGACGTCACGAGTCGCTACGGCGCGGCCATTCCAGTAGAACAACCCGCTCGGCGGCTGGGCGTTGACATCGAACCCCGTGTAGGCGGTCGACACCGTCGAGTCGTTGACGTCCTCGACACGCATGACCTCAACGCGCGCTGGGTATCCATCCCAGGTCCGCTCGACGACGAGCCAGTAGGCCCGGTCCCACAGGAGCAGGTCGGTGATGAGTCGCTGCATGACCG